AAGCTGACGAAGTGACACCTTACCTTCAAGATTATTGATAACCTGTGACAATTCAAGTAAGTTCTTAGGTAATCCACGGCTAAACTGTGGCACGATTGAATGTGCTTCAAGAGCAATCTGCTGCATGCCCAGATAATGAGCAAAAATAGCAATACGTTGACGAATACCACGTTTGTAATTTGCTTCTTTGGTCTTAGTAATCATCTCAAGGCCTAGCAGCTTAAATTCCATGGCTACGCCCGAGCTATTGCCTGCAAAGTTTTCGTCTGTAAGATTTGGCACATGGCTAAATGTGTAGATGTCTTCTTTCAAAGCCTTACGCAAGATTTCAGTAGCGTTCTCGTCCAGAGCATTTTTTAAGAAATCAGCCTTGGCATCTGTTGGCAACTCCAAAAGTCCTTCTTCAGCAAGGATTCTCATTGCTTCCCTTGCATCTTCCAAGTTGTCAGCCAATTGCGCTCCGTACAGAACAAGAATAGATTCAACCGCTTGTTCTTTGTCGTTGACACGATTACCCATCAACGAGTTGTAAGCATCGATTAAGCTAATTTGTTGTTCATAATCACCAATCGCGAAGTGATTATTTCGATATTCGATAATTGGAACCTGACCAAGATTGTGAGGTTCTACATTTTCATTCTGTGTCGTTCCTTTGCTCGAATCATGCAGCACAATGTGATAGTGCAAATTTTGAGTAAAGACTTCAGCTTGATACTTAGTAGCATCCTTTGTATCATCCTTGATTTCGTAGTAGTACACTGAAAAGAGAACCTTGCGTTCAATACTATCATCGTAAACCAGGAATACATTCTCGGGATCTACGCTAGTCGAATCAAGTTCAGTCAGTCCTTCTTTTGCATAGATGTATTCGTAAGCACGTCCATAGATAGACATATTCAAAGCGTTCTGTGTGTCTACCTGGTCAATCTCAGCACCATCAAACGCCACAAGTAAGGATTCAATATCGCCTTCAGCAGTATTATTGTACTTAATAGCGTTGCCCATGAAATAACCTGTGGCCGTGTCTGCAATATCCTTCGCATGATTGGCTACTGTCTTGAAGTTTGGTGCGTTTTTGTTACGTCGCTCATGATTCAAGATAGCATGTTCACCTAGATAGTATTTCTTCAATTTCTTCAATCGTTGGCGTTCTTGTGTGTGTTTTTGAATCAGCTTGTAAATCAATTCCTTGTTCAAAGCTGTTTCGTCGTATCCCTCTCTCGGATAAGTTAAAATCTGATACATTTAATTCCTTTCTATAAGCCAAAATCTGACCGTCTGCGGACAGTTGCTTTGACACCTTCGATACATTGAAGACTATATCGCAATGCGTCCATCAAGTGGTTATTCTTATCTTCTGGCTTGTTTAACCAATTACCTTCTTTATCGCGTTGGTAACAATAACTGTAAAATTCGTCCATGATATGTTCACACCTCGGATGCACATAAATAGCGTATCCTTGTAGTTTGGATACGCCTGCCATGATACTATCTTTTCCTTTCCTACTCTCTTTGATTCGAGATATGCCATGTTCTGACCTAAGTTCTTCAATCAGACGAGACTCTGCGCTATCTGCGATGATTGTCGAACGATGATAACCTTTATCTTTTATCAACTTAGCGACTTCCTTGGTTATCAGACCAACTTTGTAAGCTTCGTCAAAGATGTGTATTTCTTTTGTTTTGTCATTTATCAATGAACAACACAAAGCGGTTGGATCGTGAGTGAAACCAAAGTCAAGGCCGATGCACAACTTGTTATCAGGATTTTGTAGTAACTCGTCTTTGTCAAATTCCTTGACAGTCACGTTGTTGTAGATTAAACCTTCAGCGACACCCCACTCGCCGTCGCATACGATTCTCGCACGTCTCGGATTCGTATGATACAAATCTTCATAGCGTTTGATATCGACTTCATCAAGCCACTCGTTACATCGATAAGTAGTCGTCATCGAAAGCGTATCGGCTCGTTTGGTCTCTTCGTCAAAGAAGACGCGCTTGAGCCAGTGCCTCTCGTTCCACGGGTTAAATGTGACCGTGATTTGTTTAAAAAAATCAGGCACATCTAAGCTACCACGGATAGACTCAACGACTGTACTGAACTTATCTTCAGTTTCGATTTGATACGCTTCTTCAAACCATGCCCAACATAAGATACCTACATCAACCGTGATAGATGTGATTTTAAGTTCATCATCCAAACCACGAAAGAGAATCTTCTGACCTGTTTCTTTAACAGTTATCTCAGGTAAAGACTCGTTGAATTTGAACTTATGAGCGACTTTTAGTTGGTTAGCTGCCCACTTGAAATCCGTGTAGGTCGATTGCTTGTTCGTGTTTGAGTATCTACGAATAACAAGCAAGTTAGCCCAGGGATATTTCAAAATACGGGTAACATAATTCAAAGCAGTCGTCTTCGATTTCTTCGAACCACGGGACCCTTTGACGACACGATAAAGATTTCTCGATCGCCAGAACTGCCCGTATCCAGCACCTACCATCTTTGGTAGATCTACGACAATATCGTTCTGTTTAATCTGGTATGTCTGACTCATTCGCAAACACCACCGTTCCAGAAACGTCTGCCTCTACTTTATCAGTCCAAAGTCTGTGACGTTTTCCTAAAAGTTCAGCAGCTTTAATTCTATCTTTAGCTCCGACATCGATATCAATAACTTGTTGGCCAAGTTCACCGATACTACAGAGGGTCTGTTCTTGAGTCTCCCCTCGCATTACTGAAGTTAGATAACCTAAGACCTCTTGCTGATCTGCAATCTTTTCAGAATCAAGCTGTTTCAGTCGTTCATCTATATAGGTTTTAATCTTAGGATTCTTTAGTAATTTGTGGCCTTCAACACCTGCCACTCTATCACTAGAAGCGCGATAACCCGCTTTCTTATAAGATTCAGTCGCATTGCCTGAGATGATGTACTCATCTGCAAACTTCTTTTGTTTTATCGTTAAATCATTCAATTTTCCATCACCTCCACTTCTTGAAAAATCAAAAAGCCACTCGATGAGTGACTTAACGAGAGGCGACTACTTACCTCTATCAGAACCAATAGTATATTGTTACCTTTTCTTTTTTATTTTGTTGTAGTCATTAAGACGGCGCCCGGAATCGAACCGGGAATACAAAAAGTTTGGAGAGCTTATCTGTGTGAGAACCAAAAATAGTAGAGAATCCTATCGCCGCCACAAAGGGCATTACGCCCTTCAGTAAAAAATATATAGGAGCCTATCAGCCTCTTGCTGACAATATCATAATATCACTTTAAAGTTTCACTTTAGTTCACTTTGTTCACATTTTTTGATAAGTTCCCAAAAGCGGACTTCCTAATTTTTTGAATAGCACCTCGGCTATATCTCAGCTTAGCCTCAACTTCGTTCCAGGTCATCCCATCGATGTAAAACAATCGCATTACGATGTTCTCCACCGGATCATCAAGCGACTCGATTGCTTGAATAAGTTCTTCACGTTCTTTATACAGATCTTGAATTTCACGATAGAGTTGTTCTGACTTGTCGATGATCAGCACGTTTAATTCTTCGGACTGGTTTTTATTATTTTTTGATTTCGGCATATTATCAAATTGCTGCCCTCGTAAAATACCCGACTTCAAGCTGATGATTTCCTGATGTTTCGACTTCACTTTGATATCAATATATTGCAAGGCCTTTAGTCGCTGCTTAATATTGATTGTCAATCTTCCACCTCCAAAACCTCGATACCGGGACAATCAAACACCCAGCCAAAGCCATCTTCTTCTAATTGTTTACGGGTGTGGTATGTTCTTGTATCTACATCGTTGTTATAGATAAAGAGGCTTCCAAAATACCAATGCTTCATGTTCTTATTGTATTTTAGATAGCCATTATGTTCTTCAATACCCTTCATCTTCACCCGATCCCGCTTCTCTTCCTCCAACTCGTAGCCGTCAAGCCAAGCGCGGGCGAAAATCTCTTGATTTTTTCCATCACTAAAAAAATCTGTTAGTCTTGAAATATCTTTTTGGTTTGCATAGTTGTAAAAATCCACTTCACCAACCAGTAGAGCTCTCGTCATAGTTACATTTGTATTTTTACAATACTTAATCCAATCCACAACGAACTGCGGCACAACTGGTTTCTGTGGTTCGTCTAGTTGTTTCACTAGTTCCAAAAGCCCTTTTCTGCTGATGTAAATTTTATCGACGATAGAGCCCTCTTTGTAAGGTAAATCCTCGATATGTTTTATAAATTCCTGTTTATTCATTTTTCAATCCCTCCAACTGTTTCTCTAACTTCTTCAGTCTTTTCTTCAGAAATTCACGATGCGCAGTTCTTCCTTGCGCGAATCGTCCGTTGCAATCTTTTGAGTATTTCTCGATTTCATTCTTGATTTTCTCAATCGAGCGTTCAAAAGATTCAATTATTGTTTGTTTGCTATATTCCATAGTTTAACCTGCTTGTTTTTCTAGCCAGTTAAAGAGTAGACCGAATTGTTCCGTCACCAGCTCGTCATCATTGTATTGTTTGCAAATTTCTCCGATAGATGACACAGCCCATTGCCAATAAACATCTGTTCCAAATCCAACTTCTTGACTTTTTTGATTGCTGCGTGCCATCCATTCTGGAATTTGTCTGCTAAAGAAATCAATGTAATCAATCTTCATTTCAATTCCTCAATCTTGATATAAATCCCGACTGTATCTGCCCAGAATTTCTCGGCGATTTCGCTAGCCACCTGGGCATCGTCTTTCCAGTAGCCAAGTTTCGTCATGCAGTCCTTGAGTAATTTCTGCAGATTGTCTGTATCCGGCTTTGTGGTCTTGTATTGGCCGTCATAGCTTTTTTTGATACGAGGGAAACACCACTTGACCGTCAAACGAATCGCTCCTTTAATTTTATTCGGAGGGACATGCTGCGCAAGCAAGCTCTCAAATTTCATCCTGGCGTTTTTTAAGTCTGCTGACTCATAAAAGATTGGCTTTCCAAATTGTACGTTTACCTTTTTTTGTTGGTGAGTCGTTGTCGGAATTTTTTGCATCGGTAAAAAGAATTCAATAGACATTTTTATAAATGCACTTCCTTTCTTTTTTTAATTTCGCTTTTAGTCCATGTCAGGGGACATGGTTACAGGGTTACAAGGGGCGGATGCATAGCCCCCTTGTTCCTGTTCATGTACCCATGGACCTTCAGGGACATTTCCTAAATATTCTTCTTTCGGAGAAAGAGAATATTCTGTCCCTAGCTTTGTCCCTGATTTTCCCGGGTTTGTCCCTAGAACTCAAAAAACGCATGGTTGTGAGTTTTCTCAGGGACATTCTCGGGTTTGTCCTTGTCCTTATTGACACTTTAGGGACACAGGGACATTCTCGGTTTTGTCCTTGGAAAGCAGGGACATTCCCGAGGGACATTTTCGGGTTTGTCCATCGGGTTTGTCCTTGTCCCTATTTTGTCCCTGGGTATTCTTTAGGTGAAATTTGATTATTTTTTACTTCAAAATCACCATTGTTTTTTACCCATCTTCTGACGGTTTTTTCACTAACTGGTTTATCTTCTGTCGAAAAATACTCAACCACTTCACTCAATTCAACGGGATTGATTCCATCAAATAATGCATCCATAGCAGTGATGAATTTTTCGTCAGCAGATTTCTTTTTCTTCTCATTTCCCTTTTTACTATCTAGGTTCTTTTTCCAATTTGGCGTAGTCTCATCCAATTGAATATCCGCCAGCACGCCCGTTTTATCAAGCGCGTGTACTGGATAGCTGAACCACATGTTCACTGGCTTGAACTTGGCAAACTCTCGAAGTGTACCTTCTACACGCCACGCAGTCGCTATCTGAATTTGTTTGCGTACTTCTTCGAGTTTGTCCACGTATGGAGCTCGAATCATGACATCATCGATACCTTTTTCAAAGTGCGTTCTCATCTGCGCAGGACTCAATAGATCATCTAGTCCGACATTCTGTTGGTAATAAGCGTTATTTCGTTCTTGTAAAGCCTGTTTGTAAACCTCGCATGTCGCTTGGTTCAAACGCTGCGTCAATAATTCTTCTGACACTTCCAACTCTACTAAGTCGATAAGTGCGTCAGGATCTCGAGCGAATACACCCGAACCACTGGCGCGGTCCATTGATTTCTTACCACCTTGAGAACCTTTTGAATGATGGTGGCAGTAGATAACACTAGAGCCTAGCTCTGTCGCCACCTTATCAAATTGATTGGTGAAGTGCGCCATCTGGTCTGCGCTGTTCTCGTCACCGGTTAAGACCTTGTAAATCGGGTCGATGATGACTGCGATATAGTTCTTTTTCAAAGCTCGACGGATGAGCTTAGGCGTCAGCTTGTCCATCGGTACGGTCTTCCCACGAAGGTTCCAGATATCGATGTTGTTGATATTTTGCGGAGCCAATCCCATAGCTTGATAGACATCTCGGAAGCGATGTAGGGCAGATGGCCGGTCTAACTCCAGATTGACGTATAACACACGCCCTTGGGTACAATCCCAACCGAGCCACTGTTTACCCTCTGCAATCGCAATCGACATCTCAATTAAAGCAAATGATTTACCAGCTTTTGAAGGTCCGGCAATCAGCATTTTATGACCTTGACGAAGAACTCCTTTAATCAACTCAGGCGCCAATTCTGGCAAATTATCCCACGAATCTGAAAGTGATTCTGGATCAGGTAAATCATCGTTCAAATCTTCGATATATTGATACCACTCATCCCAATCAGCCTTACCGATGTTCGTGTCTACTAGAAATTGCTTCTGTCCATTACGGATAAAACCTGGCATGCGTGATAGTCTGCTTGGGTTTCGGTTCTGTGTGTCGACGATGATTCCGTTTTTCTGACAGATTTTATAAAGATAATCAACACGATTACGATATTCTTCGTAGTTCTTAGCATCTACTTTGACGATAGCGTGTAGTGATTTATTTCCACTGTGGACCAGGGCTACAATCGGCAATTCAAGTTCTTTATAGATTGCGTTTTGCTTGTCAATCGGCATGCTGTCAGATTCAACCAGGGCATACCTGAAATCTGTCACGTTTTCGTTCTTGGCACCCTTGCCATCCATAGGATTGAATCGAACCCATGCGCCAGCTTCTTCGTGATAATCGCCCAGGACTGCACCGATATCTCCATTACATTTACTGAGAGCTTCAATTAACTGTCCGGCTGTCCGGTCATACGCCCCCTTAGTTGGCAACCATTTGACAATCTCGCCTGTTTCGTCGTCAGTCTTTGGATAGCATTTGGTCACATAACCTACATTTTCGCCAGCTTCAAAAAGTGTTTCAAGGTATTTGATGATTTCCTGAACTGGATTCCAAATAGTCGGCTTGTGGATTTCCTTGCCCTCAATCCAATCTTTATCAATGACACGATAATCACGGTCAATTGTATCTGTCCAACCTAATTCATGAGCATTCTCACTATCATAGCCAGATTGCGACACCCAACCATTTTCTTTCGCAAGTTGGGTAATAGTCGCACCCGTCACGATAGTTCCTGCTTCTTCGTTGAAAGTATCCCATTTCTTGAAACACTCGAATTTCTTGTATCGACTATCATTTTGTGACCAGTTATCCCAGTCAGATGCCGTGTAGCCTTCGTGTTTTAAGGCCATGC